GCGCGACACGCGGGTTTTGTGATCAGCAAGACGTGTCGTCGCCAAAGACCACCGAATAGTTTTCAGTGGGTCCCTGACGAAATGGGGGGTCATCCGAGGTCCGAGCAACACAACGTTGTGCTGGCAGAAAAGGATGTCGTGAAGATTGTGTGCTACTTTGTCGATGCGCATTTTAAACCCGAAAATGCCAAAGACCCTATGAAGATGGGCCTTAAACAGGTTCTCATGACACACACTCATGAAAACCAGAACATCATCACCATCACCAAGAGTGTCATACTTAAAAGTAGGATCAATCTCGCGCAGGATACGACCATAGGCCATAACCATTAAAGTCATGATGACAACGTTCCCGACGGCAGTGTTCATATCACCACTGGCACGCCCCCCTGTCATGGAGTACGTGATCCCGTGGGATGTTTTCGCTTTGCGCGCCAATTGCCATCCAAGAATTTTCCTGAATTCGGCTAGAGGCGACTTACCATCGTGTCCGGGTTCAAATACGCCAGTATAAACCGAATGCTCTAGATCTAGCATCTCGGGTCGTACATGGCTATCGAAAGCGGAGGCGTCAATGGATATAACTGTGTATGGTCCACTAAACAACTCCGTGTAGCGTTTGATAACAGATGCTTTCTTAAAATTAGACCAGCCTTTAACGCAAACCGGTCCTTTCGAAACGGTTTCGTTGCTTTGCCAAGTGTAAATGAAAGCTTCGAGGTTCTTGAGATAGAACGCCAATCGTAAAGCGTAAACCGCATCCGGGACGTGGATGATGCGCGGTTTTTCTTTCCCGTTATCATTATGCCTCTCATTCTTAACGAAAGCCCTGAGGTTCGAGTTCCTTCTTTTAAGGACAAAACCCGGCTCAGTCATTCTCGCGTAAGCTTGAGAGTAACGCAATCGCTTGAGACCTCTATACCTTTTAAGGATCTCAGGGATTGGTCGGGCCCCGCGCTTCCCAAATTGCTCAATGTAACGCTCAATGAAAGCGTCACGGCAAAGTAGAAGCGTGGCCCACTCGTGCGTCTCTGTATCGCACCAGGTTCCATCTTCGGCAATCACCCGCCTAACCACTCCAGCTAACTCATTACGGAAGCTGCTGTGAAAGAATGATGGCGGTTGTACCGAATCGAACATAGCCACGGTCGTCATTTCTGTCTTATTCGGCCTCCCCCAATCCTTGTACCAAGCATCGTGGAGGGAGACAGAAGCGTCGAGCATGTTGACCTTGACTTGTCGATTAAAAGGTTGACCCGCTACCGGGTCGCGGGAGTAGGGGGTACTCAGCCTAGACCCAAATTGGATCTGACAGCCCCCTGGCCCGAGCGACGGCCGAGATGCATTCATCCCAGGCTGCCGCAGAGGCCTCGATAGTCAGCTACACTGGAAGGTCTTTGAGTAACCGCGGTTCCTCTCCGACCAATCAGTGTATTGCTGACTAAAACTCCCCCTAGATTCGATGATATGTTGCACCTTCATGCACTGCTCTGCCAACGTTAAATTTATTTCCTCAAACGTGATGCCATCACGATTGAGCCTCCCCTGGTAAAAATACTCAGCCATCTCTCGCATCTGCTTGAGGTAACCGTCGTATATTTGGCGCTTGTTAGAGCCGAGGGTGGCATATTTTTCACTAGCCCATAATAACAGGCTTGTGTCAATTAAATGATTGTCTCG